GGTTATTCGTATGGCGTTTAAATGCTTTCAGCGTTTTGGACCCGATGAAGTATTCTATCGTGTAACAGGTATTCCTGATCCACAGGTAATGACCAAGGGTGAGCCGGATGAGAACTTTGACATCCTCATTTCCTTTGATGTTCAGAACACTGATCCGGAAACTGTGCAGTCAAAGCTACAGCAGTTCGTTGCGCTCAATCAGCTCAATGCAAATGGTCGTCTCAATGTGGACAGCCTGCTTGATATTGCTGCCGCTAGTATTGACCCAGTTATGGCTGATGCAGTTCTACAGCCAGTGGAGACAGCTCAACAGCAAGTAATCAAGGATGTAACCGATGACTTGACTAAGATCTTTTCGGGGATTGAAGTACCAGCACGTCCAGCGGGAGCACAGATTGCTATGCAAGCTATTCAGCAGTACGCTCAGCAACCAGACATTGCACAACGACTAGAACAAGATGAAGCTTTCCGCGAACGTCTGGAGAAGTACGGAGGTCAGTACACCTTCCAGATGCAGCAAGCACAGAATGCTCAGATTGGTCGAGTAGGTACAGCTCCTGCACAGATGGGTGAAATGCAAACGCAAGGAATGTAAAATATGACACCAGGAGAATACGCAAACAGGCGAGCAAAGGACCTACGGGCCAAAGAATACTACGATATGATTGCCCTCAATGAGGGTGTCAAACCAAAGGTATACAGGGACAGCAAGGGTCACAGAACAATTGGTGTTGGCTTCAATTTAGAAGATGCCGGTAATCGCAAGATCCTAAAGAAGGAGGGTATTAATATTAATGAACTCTTTAAGGGTAAAGAACTGAATGACAAGGAAATCAAAAATCTTTACAATCATAGTCTAACCCAAGCCTTCAATGATGCTCAAAAGTTTGACAAGGGATTTGCTAAGCGACCTGAGTCAGTAAAGAAAGCAATTGTCGATATGTCATTTAACCTAGGCCTTACTAAGTTGAATAAGTTTAAGAAGATGCGTGAAGGTCTAGAAGCAAATGACTACAGCGTAGCAGCAGATGAAATGGTTGACAGCGAGTGGTTTAAGCAAATCAAGTCCCGTGGTCCACGAACAGTAGGTTTAATGCGTTCAGCAGCTAAGTAATATGAATATACAAGATGACATCAATAGCTTGCACAGCTATGAATCCTTCGCTCGGTTTATTAAGATGATCCACGAACTTCGGGAAGAAGCTATCAGTGAGATGCACGAATCATCCAGTGAGACTATCCAGCAGATCTCTGGTCGCATTATTACTTATGACCAGATCTTGCAAATCTCAGGATGGGATAAGCTAAAATTTAAGCATTCCGAAAGAATGTAAATACGTATGTTATAATGCACTCATCGCCCTCGCTCGGCGTTAATGAGTGGTAATAATATGACAGACGAAATCGAAACTGCTAACGCTGAAGCAGACAAAAATTCAGTGGACAACAATAATATATCCGTCGAGGATTTCGCAATGCGGAGACTTGGGGAACTAAATCCTGTAGCTGAAGAGCCACAAGAGGAAGTAACCGAAGAAACCGAGGAGCAGGAAACTGATGAAGTAACTGAGGAGGCAACTGAAGAATCAGTTGAACCCGAGGAAGCTACTGAGGAGACCGAAGAATCCGAAGATGTTCTTTCACAGTTGGACTTGGACGATATGTCCGAGGAGGACCTAAGGGAACTAGCTGACAAGCTAGGTAGCCGTGCTGTAGCTCGATTCGGTGAATTGACTGCTAAGCGCAAAGCTGCCGAAGAACGTCTAGCCAGTTTAGAAGCTGAACTTAAAAAAGCCCCGAACCCACTTGATACAAAAAAGAAAGTCGAAAACAATCCCTTTAGCAATCTTGATACAATTGAAAAATTGCAAGAAAAAGCTGTTGAGGTTGACGACATTGTTGAGTGGGCTGAGGATGTTCTTTTCCAGAGTGATGGCTATTCCGCAGATGAAGTAGTAACCGAGGTAGAAGGAAAGGACCTGACAAAGGCCGACGTACGAAGAGCTTTACTACAAGCGCGTAAAGCACAGAAGACATTCCTTCCCGATCAATTGAATAACCTTCAATCGATTGAGCAAAGCACTCAAATGCAGGAGCACCTAAGTGCTCAGGCTGAAGCTGAGCTACCCTGGATGAAAGGTGAAGATAACGACACACGTCGTCAATACGAAGCCATTATGGGCGACCCACGGGTTGATTCATTAATGACCAATCTTCCGCCCGATGTTAAGGCTCAACTCCCGTATCTGTTAGCACACGCTGCTAATAGTATTTACGGACGAAAGCCAGTAGCAAATACTAAATCATCCGTAAGATTAAATCCCCCAAAAACAGGTACACCCTCCTCATCAAAACCAGAAAAGTCTATGGGAAAAACAGCCAAGGCTCTAAAAGAATTAGAGGCTCGGTTCAAACAGACGGGAAGTGCAAACGATTTCGCAAACCTAAGAAAACTTAAAATGGCTTCTAGCCGATAATTCATTAACTAACTATACAATACTATGGCATTCTCTAATACATACGATACTACAAACACCGGTTCCGGTGTCTCTAACCGGGAGGACTTGACTGATGTCTTGACCATCCTGGCTCCTGAAGAAACTCCTATCCTTTCTTCTGCTAACAAGCAAAAAGCATCCGCAACTAAAGTTGAGTGGACTGTTGACGCTCTTTCCACTCCTAGCTTTGATGGTATCCGGGAAGGTGCTGACGTTACAGACTTCACTGATCAGTTCGCTGGCCGTGCTCGTCTTGGTAACCGCGTTCAAAAGTTCCGTCGTGACTACAAAGTTTCCGATCTGCAAGAAGCAGTCGATTCTGTTGGTCCAGCTAAGGTTGCTCAAGCTGAAGCTAAAGCAATCCGTGAACTCAAGCGCGATATTGAAGGAGCACTCGCTTCTAACAATACTCAAAACACTGAAGATGGTGGTGGAGTTAACTTCAATCGCCTTGGCGGTCTTGGTGACTGGATCCAAAATGCTGCTGGTTCGGCTAACGTACCTGCTGCGTTCCAAACTCCAGCTACAAGCATTGCTGACGTTACTGACGGCACATTCGCTGAAACTGAACTGAACGATCTGATATCTTCGATCTTCAAGGTTACTGGTACAACCAACAACCTTATGCTCGTTGCTGATACAGCACTCCGCCGAGACATCAGCGACTTTGCTCGCATCGGTGGCGTAAGCGGTGATTCGGTACGTTCGGTTAATTACGGTGGTGAAAGCGGTACTATCAAGCTTTCGGTTGATCTCTATCAAAGTGATCACGGCATCGTCTCTGTTGTAAACGCTAACCCTGACTGTATGCCAACACAAGCTGGTACTGCTGGAATGGCTGGCTACTTGGTGAATCCTGAATACTACGGTGTTCACGAACTCATCCCTATGGGCAGCTCTCGTCTACCAAATCTTGGTGGCGGCGAACGTGGCTTTGTTGATTGTGCTTTGACCCTCGGTGTTTACCACCCTGGTGCTCACGGTAAGATCGTCAGCGCAAGCTAAATAAATTCGGGGAGGGTCTGGTCCGATCCCAGGCCCTCCCCTTTTTTTTATACTTATGGATATCATTGTTCCCAATTCAAAGACTTACTCCGATGAGGAGATTGATCGTGCATTAATGCAGGAGATCCAAGATGGTCTCCAGTTGGAAAAAGCGACCGAGAAGGACCGCTACCAGCAAGCAGCTAAGGAAGCACATCAACTGAAGGGTACTATTCATCCCACCTTGGGACGACCAGTTGCCACAATGCCAGCACGGGAGTTTTTCCGACTGGTAAAGAAGTACGGTCAAGAGACTGTGCATTCTAAAGAATTTTTAAAGTACTACAATAAGAAGTTCCCAGAACTCAGCCCCAACAAGATCTAATGCAGACAAAAACCTACAGCGATTTATATAATTTAGTGACAGCACTTTCGGGTGTAGGTAGTTTCACCACAGAGGAGAAGCTTAATATTTTACAGTTCGTCAATCGACGAGCATTTGAAGCATATCGAACCAGCTCAAGTTGGCCACGATACGCAGTGATTGGGGAGGAGCGAACACTTGGCTCCAATAGCCTTGTACCCTATGTGCAAGCTGGTCTAGATAATGTTGCTGATTTTCAGCGCATTTACCGTAGTCAACCATTCCTTCAAAACTCTGCATTGGAGTACGAGTTCTATGTTGATTCAAACGGAGCGCACGTAATTAATGTAGTTACAAATGATGCAATTTCAGTATTCGTAAACTATCAAAAAGAACTACCTACCTTTACTGAGGCATCCACCAATATCCCTTATGAGTTCTTCTTCTTCTTAGCGCATTCCGTGTACGCAGACTTCCTGCGTATGGATGGTCAGCACGACAAGGCTCTGACCGAAGAACAAGTTGCGGGTACTTACCTGGCACTTGAGCTGGAGAAGATCGACATTCGCTCTAACAACAATACAATCAACCACAAGTTTTCAACTTACGTCAATCGACAAGCTCGATAGCAACCCCTGTGATATAATAAAATTATGGCAAGTTCACGAAATAACGCACTGGAGTTTTCATCCGCTGGTTCAATTATCCTTGACGGTACTAACCACACGACTGTTGGTGTTGGTACTTACGGGGCTATTCAAATGCTCAAGGACACAACGCTGTCCAGTGTAGTAGCAACTAGTATTGATAACTCTGACGAATTACATACAGCCTTCGGTGCTGGAACAATTCTTTATGGAAAATTCACCAACGTAACTATTGCGGCTGGTGGTCTTGTAGCAGTACACAAAATTTAATATGCACATTAGCCTTGATTCAGCCCTGGGTCGCCAGAGACGGTTGAACTCAGTTGGCGAGAGCGTCTTTCAGATTGCTCCTGATGCTGCCGCTGGGTACAGTCTCCGTAGTTTAACTGGAGGTGACCCGTCAGTAGTTCGTGTTCGTCGTGAAAGCGACAACGGTGAGCGTGACTTTCGTAGCAGTGAGATTAACTCCGGATCAATGGTTCGCTGGGTCAACGAGCAGATTACACCGCCCCTTGACCTACGTGAGCTTACAGCTACGGGTCGTGACGGCCCTATCATTGAGGCAGCAGCGGCTTACTCCCTGCGTAACCTTAGTGACTCCTATGCGGGTGATGTAGTCGAGGTTCGTCGTGGCTCTGACGGAAACACGGAGTC